CACAACGTACTCGGAAAGTCATTTGATATAGATAACCTCGGTGATGTTTACGAGGCAATACATATCATTCAGGAAGATTTGGATCTGACAGGCGTAGCGGCAGATGAAGCCTCTACGACATTCTCCGGATCTCTTGGAGCGATGAAGGCAGCTGCTCAGAATGTGATGGCTGACCTTGCGCTTGGAAATGATATCAGGCCTTCACTGAATGCGCTGGCTACATCGGTTAAGACATTCCTTGTGAATAATCTCTTGCCAATGCTCGCAAACATGGCAAAGCAGATTCCAACAATCTTAGCGATGCTTCCGCAGTTCATTGCGGACATGGCTCCGGACATAATCGCTGGTGCGGCGGACATCGTCGTGAATCTTGTGAACGGAATCGTCGATAACATTCCGACATTTATTGCCGGACTTGGTAATCTGATTTCGGCGTTGCGGACAGCGTTTACTAACATCGATTGGGCAAGCGTTGCGAACAGTCTTCTGACGGGCCTGTCTACAGCGGTCGGAAGCATCTGGGATTCCGTTACGGAATTGCTTCGGACTGAGTTCGGTATAGATTTGCCGAATTGGGAGACAGTTGTCCAGAATATTTCTGATCTGTGGGATCAGGTCAAAGCCGGGATCGGAGAATTTTTCAAAGCTGCATTCGATATCATCATGGACGATGACATGACGATTATCGAAAAGATTAGCGCTTTGTGGGATTTGGTCAAGGCTGGTATCGGAGATTTCTTCAAGACAATATTTGAAATTGCACTTCCGGCAGCTCAGGAAATTATCAAGGCTATTGATACCTGGTGGAGCACAAACATCTGGCCTTCGATTCAGGACTTCTTCAAGACGACATTTGGCGTCGACATTCCATCATGGGAAGATGTTAAGGAAGCTGTATCGAAATTCTGGAATGATTTCAAAGTAGGAATTGCCGACTTCTTCAAAACTACTTTTAATGTAGAGCTTCCGTCATGGGAGGATGTCAAGGAAGGCATTAAGACTGGATGGGATACTGTTAAGAAAGGTATCGGCAATATATTCAGCTGGGTGTTCAGTCTTGATTTCCCGAATGTAGATGACATCGTAAAGAGTCTGAAAGAATGGTGGGGCAAGGTCGTCAAAGGTGTAGGTGATTTCTTCACTCTCAAATGGATATTCGGAGATGAAGAATCGGACGCAGAAGCAGCCAAGCATATTTCCAGTGTTGTAAATGGTGCAACAGGTGGCGGTGGTTCCTTCAATCTATCCGGCGATACGGTAAACATTGACAGTAAGTCGATACAGGATGCGCTGAATTCAGCAAATCTTACGTTGTCCGACATTGACACATCATCAATCGATGTAGCAAAGCAAGCTGTCGCTGATGGAATTGCGGCAATGGAGGCGGCAATCTCAGGTGCGAAACTGGAGCTTCCGACCGTCGAATCGTCGGCACTTCAGGCGGTATCTCAGGTAATTGCTCTGTGGGTAGCGGCATTTAAACGACAGCTGAAGTTCTCTTGGCTGTTGCCGACGCCGCATGGTTGGTTGCCACAGTTTTCCGTGACCATGAAAGAAGCTGGGGACGGAACGACTAAGACGAGTTATCCGGTATTTTCCAAGAGCCTTCAGTGGTTTGCTAAAGGTGGTATCTTCGATGCGCCTTCTGTAATCGGTGTTGGTGAGGCTGGAGCCGAGGCGGTTGTTCCGCTCGACAGGATGTGGGCTCAGATGGACAGGAAACTTGATGAGCATTCTAGGCCACAGATAAATCAGTATTTCACTGTCAACGGCGCACAGGATCCTGATATGTGGGCAACCAGCGCTGCAAGAACACTTAAGCGTGAGCTGAGGATGACATAATGAGTAAATCAGTTAAGCCGAGCGGTCTGTCCGTGACCAGGAGCGGCAATTCTTACACGCTGAAATGGAAAATCGGAGATGCGGACTATGGAAACGGACAGAATCTGTGGTACCGCATTAATGATGGGGCATGGGTGAAGCCGTCTATTGGTAAGACGGCAACAACATTTGCCTTCTCCAATGCGAATGCTAAGAAGATCTATTTCCAGGTCAGGGGCAACCGGAAGAAATATAAGAAAAAAGGAAAAAATGTAAACCCGACTTGGTCGGATTGGGCTGGATGTACATGGACGGCGGCAAAGCCGAAAATCAATTCTCTGAAGTATGAGAATGACACGCCTAACAGCGGAACATTCGAATGGGATGTCAATAATAAGAACGACGATGTATATGTTCTCGATACCGTCAAATCTTATACGACAATCGTGCGTGGTACAGCCAGACCGACCAGCTGGGGAACAGCAACAACCAGAAGCGCATCAGGAAGCGTCACAATCACGGAGGACACTACGGCAATTGCGCAAGGAAACTTTGTGCGATGGTTCCGGATCGAAGCGACCGGCAATGCTGGAACATCGGTCAGTGAATCAAGTCATGCTTATGGTGCTCCGAGCGAACCGCAGCTGACGGAAGCTGAAGCTGTCACGAAAGGAACATACACTCAGATCACGGCATCATGGAATGATTTCCCTGACAGCAGATTCCCTATCGATAAAGTTGTTCTCCAGTACGTGATCGCAAATCCGACAGACGCAGACCTGTCAGCTCCGGCATCCGGATGGTCAAATGCAATTGAATTATCAAAGACAAACAGCTCTGACAAGATCGTCGTCAACGTGGATGATGCGATCGGTGCGGATCAGTGCCTGTGGGTTCGCATCATGCTCGACCATGACGGAAATGAATCGTACAGCAATGCGTTGCTGGCACAGACGGGGAAGCTGACGGCTCCGGCCATCAATGCCACACCGAACACCACTTCCGGCGATGTTTCAATCTCAATCACTGAAGGAACGAGCGTACCAGCTGCACACACGGCAATCTTCTTCAGACCGGAGAACAATCCGAGCAACGATAAGATCGTATTGCTTCTTCCGCACGGCACGACTTCCGGAACGGTCAATGTTCCGGAGATTATTGGTGCCAGCACGACCTGCTTCGGCGCTTATGCGTTTGTCGGAGAATATGATGCGCAGAGTTTGATCGTCAAGCCGAAGATGATTTCGGACACGGTGACGGATTCTGACATTGTTGCGGTGCCTCCGGCAAACGTGACCGTGATCGAAGGCCCCAGAGATGGTACTGTCAGAGTTGGATGGGAATGGTCGTGGGCAAATGCTGTTTCAGCAGAAATCTCATGGTCAGAATTCCCGGAAGCATGGGAATCCACAAACGAGCCGTCTTCGTACACGGTCGAGAATAAGCAGGTGACTTCGTGGGTTGTTGCGGATCTGGAAGTCGGCAAGACCTGGTACTTCCGAGTCCGGCTTATCGGAGAGGACGGAGACGAAACTGTAGAAGGCCCGTGGTCGCAGATGATTGCTTACAATCTGTCGAGCGTACCTGACAGGCCTGCGCTGTCTCTGAGTAAGTCCGTCATCAATGATGGCGGCTCTGTTACAGCGAGATGGGCATACAGCGCAACGGGTGACACGGAGCAGGCTTATGCAGAAATCTGTTTGGTGACGTTCGATTCAAACAACGATCCTGTATATGGTGATGTTGTAGCATCGACCTCCGAAGGCCAGAGCGTTGTGATTGAGCAGGAATGGGCGACGGGCAACATGTATTACCTTGCTGTCCGAGTCACGACAACGGCAGGGCTTCAGTCCGCATGGTCTGAGGCGGTAAGCGTGTATGTTGCGGAGCCGGTCAGCATCTGGGTGGACAGCTTTAGGCGGACTTTCGACTATGCGTTGACAGCAAAAGGATATCAGTGGGTGCCTGATCCCGGAATATGGATGCCGACCGGAGAGTCCAGCACGGTAAATACTGCGGAATATACGCAGGCAAATAAAGAACTATATGAAAAGGCGTTGCACAATGTCGAGGAGATCGTCAGTCAGACAGAAACGACCAAATCGACCAGGAAGTACAGCCTGACAAGTACATGGACAGAATCATTGCGAACGATGCCGCTGACTGCAACGATCACAGGTGCAGGTGCAACCGGCACGACCGTCCTGTCCATCGTCAGAGCGGAAGACTATCACCTGTACAGGCCCGACGATAAGGACTATGACGGATACGAAGGTGAGACGATTGCGACCTTCAGCCAGACCGGCGAGGATCCGATCACGATCACTGTTGACGATCTTGTCGGAAGGCTTGACGACGGTGCGAGATATACGCTGATTGCGACTGCTATCGACGAATACGGACAGACGGCATCCGAAGAGATTCCGTTCACGGTCAACTGGTTACACAAGGCGCTTGTGCCGAGTGCAAAGGTGCGGACGGATAAATACCTGAGAGCTTCCGAGATCACGCCGATCGCTCCGGACGGCGCAGTTGCAACAGATACTTGTGACATTTACCGGATCACGGCAGACCAGCCGGAGCTGGTGTACAAGGGCGCAACATTCGGTGAGACTTACGTAGATCCGTATCCGGCTTTCGGAGATTTCTGTGGTCACAGGATTGTAATGGTCACGGCAAATGGTGATTACGCAACAGCGGATGGCCTTGGCTGGTATGACACAGATTCTGATGACGGAGATCTTCTGGAAGAGCAGCAGATGATCATCGATGTGGACGGAGAGCAGATTGAACTTCCGTACAATATCGAACTGAGTAATAAATGGAACAAGGACTTCAAGCGAACGACATATCTCGGCGGAGCGGTTCAGGGTGATTGGAATCCTGCCGTGACCAGAGACCTGTCAGCTGATACAGTGCTTGTTCGGAATCTGGATCTCGACAGGCAGCTTGCCATGAGAGACCTTGCCGGATATGCCGGCGTTGCTCACATCCGCACGCCTGACGGATCATCGCTGACCTGCGATATTCAGATAAGCGAATCACAGTCCTATGAGACGAAGAAAGTCACATACTCAATGACGATTCAGGCTGTGGATCCGCAAGAGCCTGCCGGAATGACGCTGGCGGAATGGGAGGCCATGCATGAACTGGAATAAAGGCTTCTCGGCATTATACGAACTAAAGAAGGTTGATCCCGTGTCCTGGATGGATGCGGGATCGTTTGATTTTGTGTCCGGATCGATTTCCAGGAACAACGAAGGCCTGATGCAGTCAGCTGATCTGTCTATGACAGAGAATCCGGGAGAGTGCTGGATTCGAATCTATCTGAAAGCTAATCAGGAAGGTGGCGGCGCTCGTGTGGCGCTGTTCACCGGACTGGCATCCACGCCGACAAGAGACCTTGACGGAACGAGGACAACGTTCCAGGTCGAGGTTTATTCGGTCTTAAAGCCTGCTGCGGATGTGCTGGTTCCAAAGGGATATTTCGCACCTGCTGGAGCTGACGGAGCGCAGCTGGTTAAAGAGCTTCTTAGCGTTGGAGCTGCGCCGGTAGAGATCGAGGAAAACAGCCCGACACTGGTTGACGCCATTGTTGCGGAAACTACAGATTCACAGCTTGATGTGGCATGGATGATCCTGAATGCAATTGGCTGGCGATTGAGGATCACCGGGGACGGCGTGATCCATGTTTGCTCGATGCCAACTGAGCCTGCTGCCGTGTTTGACGCATTCGAGAATGATGTGGTTGAACTAAGCATCAAAGACGCTCAGGACTGGTTCAGCGTTCCCAACTGCATTCGGGTTATCTCCGGAGACAAGTCAACGGAATACAAGGATGCCGACGCAATCGAGGAACGCCGACAGAATCGAGGCGGTTCCGGCGAAATCTGGCTGAATGACTCATCGCCGACACTCGGTAGTAAGGAAAGCATTGCGGAATATGCGATGCGGAAACTGACAGAAGCACAGTTGCCATCCAGAACGGTGTCGTATTCCAGAAGGTATATGCCGGATGTGTATCCGACTGATCTGGTTGAGATACGGCTTCCGGGCGTGAAGATTGACGGAACATTCAGAGTGACAGAGCAGAGCATCGAGCTTGGCTATGGTGCGAGGACATCGGAGGACGCTGCTTATGAGCGAACTTAGAGATTTGGTGCGGATGCTGAAAAAGAATACGCCATCCGGATCCGATTATACCGGCACGGTAACACGGGTCGATGGCAATACGGCTTATGTTCGCCTGACCGGTTCGGACATCATGGATACGCCGTGCAGGATCAGCGTTGACTGCAAGCCGGGCGACAGCGTGCGAGTGCGGATCAACGGCGGCAGAGCTTGGGTGTGTGGGAATGATACACTTCCGCCGAGCAACGATAAAAAAGAAGTCGCCACAAAGATGTCCAGAGACATGGCGAACCGGAGCAAACACATCGTCATTAAAGACGGCATCATGAAGTTTATCGCTAATACACTCTGTGTGAATTCGAAGAACTTCAAGCTCGATGAGGATGGCAATGCTGAGTTCTCCGGAACTATTAAAGGTGCGACTTACACAGACAGTACATCAAACTTCTCTATGGACATCGGAGCACAAGAAGATCAGGTGGGTGAGAATACACCTGCTTTCAAAATTGGTGGCTATATCAATGGCGATCCGAACAACGATTATCTTGAGGTTACAATTTCGCTTTATCTTGTGGAAGGTGATGTTCTTCCGCATATGTATATCAAGGGAATGGTCAAGGATAGTCCGGACGCTGAAGATGAGCATGGAGTCAGTATAGGTTTTGATGATGAACGCATTCATTTTTACGGATCGTGGATAGAAAACGGACATCTAACCAGAGTTCATTCCTCACTTCGATGGGGCTACAATCCGTGATAATAAGGAGGTATTCAATGATCAGAGGAACTACACCGATTTTACATTTTACGCTGCCGTTTGCGGTCAGTGAGCTGTCTGAGTACTGGATCACCATCAGCCAGCGCTATGAGAACATCAAAATCGACAAGACATCGACAGACTGCACAGCCTCCGGCAGTGAGATCACGCTGACGCTGACGCAGGACGACACGCTGAAGCTGATGCCGGACAAGCCTGCATACATCCAGATCCGGGCACTGACGGCTGAGGATGACTATGCGATCGCATCGACCATCGTGCGCTGCAGCGTCGGCGACATCCTGAAGGAAGGAGTGATCGGAGATGAGTGATTTCAATATTCAGTTTGAAGAACAGGATCAGAGCATCACGCTTGAGTTCGAACAGATCGGTGGCGGAGCGGTTAAGTCCGTCAACGGCAAGGTCGGAGAGGTCGTGCTGGGTGCTTCCGATGTTGGAGCGCTTCCGTCGAGCACATCAATCCCGGCCGTTGACAACACGCTGACCGTTGCCGGAGCAGCTGCGGACGCAAAGAAGACGGGCGACGAATTATATACGTTAAAGGAAGATTTGCAGACGGTGCAGGATGGATTGCACACATTAGAAACCGAGGTTGATATAACCGACACTGCAAAAGGTGGATTTATAACTGATAATGTAAATGTCGGTGAAGTGGTTAATGTAGACTCTATCAATTCAAGCTCTCAATGGAAATACATTGTACAACCAACAAAAGCGGGTGAATGGTTTGAAGTTACTGGGACTGGTGGAGGCGGCGCAAGGCTGTGGGTGCTAACCGACAAGAATTTTAAACTCATTGCCAAATCAGATGCCAGTGTTACACAGACAGATTACAAACTAAGCGTAAATAATGATGGATATGCGGTGTTTAACCTGTTGGTTACAAACGCACATTCCGTTATTCATCATCAGTTATCAACTGATAGGATTGAACTTACAAACTGGTTCAACGGTTACATTGTCAATAAGGGTACTGTTGGTTATGTGTTTACTGGCACGAAATACAATTATGCTAGTAACTGGGTTAGTCAGTTTATTCGTGTAAAAGAAGGCGAAACTTACTGGATCACAGCGCAATGTGGCAGTAGTGCAGTTGGATATGCTGTGTTTTCAAACGACTTTACTGCCGTGATGGTAAGCAATCCAAATGTTGTCATTAGAGAGAAAGAAGTCAATATTACCACAGACGGTTTTATGATCGTTAATGCGCTGACTCAGTCCCCGTACAAAGTCACAAAAAAGCGGACTGAAGATTTTTCGACAGATTTCCCACCTGCCGTATTAACTGATTTATTTAAAAGCGTAACGGAAGTATCTTATAATTCATCAACAGTATATACTTATGAGGATATTATCGCAGGATATGACGCTCTTGTATCTGCACATCCATCAGAGATCATTAAAACAGCACTTGGCACAGATGCATCTGGAAACTATACCATATACCGTTATGACTTTGTACCGAATCTCCCATCACTATCTGGGTATCAGAACGGAATGGGTGCTAAACTCACATCAGATAATCTGGTGACTATATTCATGGATGCCTGTATTCACGGTGCAGAAAGACCATGTGCGAGGGCATTGCTCAATCTGATGGAGAAGATTTATACGTCAAAGGATAATGATATTTTTGCATGGCTGAGATCCCACGCAAAATTCATCATCATCCCTGTTGCGAATCCTTACGGATATGTAACTCCTAGTCGTAAGAACTCAAACGGTGTAGACCTCAACCGCAATTTTCCGATGTTTTGGGTGAATGGTTCTAACAACTCGTCAAGCGATGATTACAGAGGCTCTGCGCCTCTGTCAGAGAAGGAAGCGCAGTATATTAATGCAATATTGCTGTCATTGGTTGGCAAGAAAGCGTTTTATTATTCGTGGCATACACACGGAATGTGGGACAGTTATGAACATATGACCTGTTATGCGTATTCGTTGCTGTCAGATACCTATACATTTAACCGCATCGGCTCAGATTTGATTCCGATGATTACGGAAAGCGGTCATGCAATCCATGACCTTCCGCTAAATTCTGGATATATCGGAATGAATCAAGTACTTGATGAAGTAGGCAATACTGCGAATACCGCTCTTTGCTACGGAATCAACGCATCTTGTCCCGAAGTCATGTATAAATACTATGATGGTGTTGCCGGAACTGATTATAGTACCAAGATTAATTGCATGAATGTAGAATATATGCTGTCTGCGGTAGCATTGGCATATAAGTATCTTATTGAAGGATGAAGACATTTAAAGGGCAACGTAGCATGTTTCAGTATCAGTTAGGACTTTACATAGTGTCGATTGTATGGTTTTTCATCTGGTGTAAGTTTTGTTAAGAGTGGCACTTATTGAACTGGTTTAAAGGGCAATTTAATCTAGTTTGGGCAGGCGTAATGTCTGCCATTTTTATATGAAGAAAGAGAGGTATTCAACTTTGGAAAACATCACTCAGGAAATTCAGTTTACTCACCGTTATTGGATTCTACTTCTGCCTCTTGTCTTGATGACCGCCGACATTATAACCGGATGGATCCAAGCGACGATTAACAACGTCTGGGACAGCACAAAGATGCGGACAGGATTGTTCCGAAAGTCTGGCGAGATGCTGGTCATCGTTGTCGCTTATGTGATTTCCGTCGCAATCAGTCTTCCGGTCGATGTTCCGGCGTGGATTGCCATCTATATCAGCATCATGGAAATCATTAGTGTTTGTGAGAATCTGGATCAGGCAGGCATTCCGATGCCGGTATGGATCACTCGCAAGCTGAAGAAGGTCGCAGAAGATCTGTCCAATGGTGACGACGAAGAGGATCCGGATGCGAAGTATTGGGATGATGACGATGAGGTAGAATCAAAATGACGATTATTGAATCAGCGACCAGCTGGGCGATCGGTATCGCTAAGGATCAGTCGCATGGATACAGTCAGGCTAATCGCTGGGGGCCGAACTATGACTGTTCGAGCCTCGTGATATCTGCCTACAAGCACGCCGGCGTTCCGATCGACACAACGGTCGTCAATTATACCGGCAATCTGCAGAACCTGAAGAAGTACGGATTCCAGGATGTGACCAGCAAGGTAAGTCTGTCGTCCGGCTCCGGCCTTCAGCGTGGGGACATCCTCTGGTATCACATCTCAGGAACGAACGGCCATACAGCGATCTACATCGGCAACGGCCAGATCGTACACGCACGGGGCCAGTCTTACGGATCCAGTAAGACCGGCGACCAAGGCAGCGAGATCGCTGTCACTTCCTATTATAGAGGATCATGGCAGCACGTATACAGATACGTTGGTGGTGGATCCGCAGCAGAAGAGCATCCGCCCGGCTGGATCGAGCCGAAGAACTATTACACGGTCACGGCAAAAATGCCGCTGATAAAGTACGGCAACACCGGCTCATCTGTCCGACTCTGGCAGGAGCTGATCGGCGTCACAGTTGACGGAGAGTTCGGCGTACAGACGAAGCTGGCCACGATGGGCTTCCAGAATAACCACGACTTAGAGGTCGACGGTGAGGTCGGCCCGATCAGCTGGGGAGCTGCGCTGAGTGAGTTGACATAAGAATATACTTAAGTAGGACAGGACTTCGGTTCTGTCCTTTTTTTATTATTTTAAAATATGGGTATTGACATATTGGCATATATGGTGCTATACTTATATCAGAAACAAGGAAGACATAGGAGATTAAAGTAATTGCCCGGTTGTTGGGGCGTAGAGTTCAGCAACAGCGACCCGGTACGGCTGAATATTCCGGGGGCATCGCCAACGATCTACACTGTTTTTTCTCAGCGACATGAGTCGCAGAAAGGAGTCTCCTATGACTATCCACGAAGTGTCTACTCAGCTTTTCAACATTACTCTTGGTGGTTTCGTAAATGGTGAAAAATTCACCAAACGTGAACTGGAGCATGTCATCCATGTGTGGATGGAAGTCCATAATCCATCACACAACAAAGTCGCCAACTCGCATCTCATTGAGTTGTGCCTGCGAGATGGCAGATGGTTTGCAACAATTGATAAGTTCGCAGACCGTCCAGACGGTTTCGACTACTACATCCCTGATACAAGGGAGGAAGAGTCCCGTCTCGCGGACAAGTTCTTCACTAAATAAATTACATCCCGCCGCCGGTCGGGTAATACCGGCAGAAAGGATTTAAACATGATGTACAGAATGAGACGGAATCTTGAGAATGCAATCGTTGACGAGCTTGGCTCGATGGTAAATGAGGACACCAGATGGACACTGGAAGAAGTCAAAGAAGATGCCGAGAATTTCCGCATGAGTCCAGAAGAATTTATTGAAAGGTATCTTGATGAGGTGACGGAATGAAGACAACAGAAGCACAGGCAAGAGCGACAGCTAAGTACCAGAAGAACAACACCCGGATGTTTACTATTAGGCTGAACCTGAACACCGATGCCGACATCATCAGGCGGCTTGAGGAAGTGGACAGCAAGCAGGGGTATATCAAGGAACTGATCAGAAAAGATATGGCTGCGGAATGATACAGGGGCAGGGCTTAGGCTCTGCCTTTTTTTAGTCACTATTTTAGTCACTATTGTTGTCCAAAAGTGGCAAAATTGCACCCAGACGGGCAAAAACAGGACAAGCACAGGACAACGGAAAAACCGCACGGTTGAGGGAAAAATTCGACTTTCCTGTCAACCATGCGGCTTTTAGATTTTCTGCCGGTGGTGGGACTCGAACCCACACGGACAGAACCTGCAAACGTTGATTTTAAAGCATTTTTCGATTTAGCTAGTCACTATTTTAGTCATTAATATGTTCTGATTGAAATATTCTACGGCTCTCTGATTCATTTCTTTTTCAACATCCGACAATGTATCTCGATAGACTCGCTTCATCATGTGGTCTGTCTTCCAGCCGCCTCTTGCCATGATGTACTGATCTGGAATTCCGATGGCATGGAACAGGCTCGCTGCATAGTGCCGCAGGTCATGAACACGGAAGTGTGGAAGACCAGCACGGTCACGGGCCCTTGCAAAACGGTCTGAGAGGGCAGCAGGCGTGTCTTCATCCAACACATAGCCAAATCCTCGACCGATGGCTTTTATGACCTCTGAGGGGTAAATGACGGCCCTGTAAGACTTATCTGTTTTAGGTCGCTCACGGTATACCCATTCTTTATCATCATTTCGTATCCTGGCTCTTCGGATTGTTATCGTGTTGGTATTGTAATTGATGTCCTCATACTTGATACCGCAGGCTTCCGACCGTCTGAGCGGACCGAATGCACAAAGCATGGTAAACAGGCAGAGCCTACGGTCCTTCCGGATAGAATCAATCAGATAATCCACTTCGGAAGTCATCGGGGTGTATAGATTCGGCTCAATCGCAGCCGGAAGAGTAGTAGCAAAGTGTTTATACGGCATAAACATAGTCAGTGCCGGTTTAAGCAATCCGTTTATGTTCTTTACTGTCTTAGGCTTTAGATCTAAATCAGATATGAATCGCTGAATGGTAATGCTGTCCAGTGAAGTCAGCTTGACTGCTCCGAAGCGTGATGATTCAAAATGAGTCCGATAAATGCTCTTGTATGACCTATACGTTGACGGACTTATGACAGGCTTTTTGGATTCGATATACTTAAGTATAGCTTCTCCGACAGTCAGATCGGACAGTTGCGGCCCTTCCTTATATGCATTTGCCATCCGTTCAGCTTCACGTTTTGTGTCTGCCGTGAATGTCTTTTGGTGGACTTTGCCTGTGCTATCTCGGTAATCATAGATCGTTATCCGATACTTGCCGGACTTAGTCTTTTTTGCGGTTGGCATATAATCACCTCACTCAAGAGATAATGTGAATTCTACAAAATCGTCTCCGTTGCTGATAAATGGATTTGATATATTGACAATAATATCGCTCATGTCTTGGATGTTACTGGCATAAGCAACTTCTACAGGATCAGCTCCTGAGCGGAACTCTGTATAACGTTCGTCGCCTGCTTCATTATCAAAAGCAATGCTTTCAGGTTGTTCTTTGTCATTCTGAAAAACTTTGACTTCAAAAGAATGATCTGCCGATGTCGTTCTGCCGGAATCATTGAAGAAATCGAAATACAATATAACAATGTCATCTCCGGAATAATCTTTCGATAT